TCCAGCAGAAACGGCTAATTTAATTGCCGATAACCACATGTTAGTACCAAGTAGCTTTTTTACTTTTGGAAGCTAACATTCTTTTAGTTCCTCTAACTTCAACGTTATCACCTTGAGCGATATAACTTCTTCCTCTAATACTTGTCTTAGATCTAGGATCTAGGTGCAAGTTTTGAGAAGGTATTTCTATATCTACTCCACCGCTACAGTAACCGTCTTTGTTAATTCCAACTGCTTTTGTTATTTTTGGGTCCTTCATAATTTTCTCCTAAGTTTTAATACACTATCTTTGGAAGCCTTTCAAGACATTTACGTCTCGGGCTTTTATAGCATCTGAGGTTAATTTAACTTCTGCAGACATTTCCGACTTAGCCATAGCAGTATCTGCTCTTAAATTAGCTAATTCTTCATTCTGTTTTAGTTTTGCTTCATCAAGCTGTGAGCCTTGTAAAAACTTAGTTTTATCTAAATTTAATCTAGCTTCATCTTCTTTAGTTTTTCTTTCAGCATCCATTGCTTTAAGATCTACTTCTCTTTGTTTTAATTTAAGTAAAGGATCATGATCAAACTGAGATGTAATCTCTTTTTCTTCCTTCATAAACTCTTCAGTCATGTCAGCAATTAAAATAGCTTTTCTAGCTTCTATTTTTTGAGATAGTTGTTGTAACTGCTGTTGAGCTTGTGGATTCTGAGCTGCAGCTTGTTGCAGTTGTGGCATCATTTGCATTTCTTGTGGGAACTCAAGTTGAACTTGTTCTTGAGCCATAATTGAAATGTGTTCCATAATGTTTTTCTCTAACGCAGCAGTAATACTCGGATTATTTCTAACAAAATTACTAGACATAAAATTTAAGTGAGCTGTTACATGCGCTCTGTGATCTTGTCCAGGAAACGCTTGAAAAGGTTTTTGACCCATTGCATCAATATGTTCTAATGCAGGATCTTTTGGCATATTTTGTGGTGGAGGAGGTAAGATAGAATCTATGTCCTTTACACCAATTGCAGTGTACATATTTCTGTAAGCTGCATACATATTATGCATAGGTGGATTAGATTGAGCTAATTGTAATTGAGTTTGAGCCATAGAAATTCTTTGACTCATTGAAAATATATTAGGATCAGCAACAGGTAGAATATCTACTCTGTCATCAAAATCTGTTACTTTAACATTTCTTGCAGCACCTGGAACATCATAAGGATATTCTGGCGGAAGATATGTTTTAAAAACATTCGACAGCAATTTAAATTCACTTTTTAAAGACACGTAGAGTCTTTTATGGATTGCTGACATGACTCTTGAACCACGTTCTAAAAGAGCTACAGTTGTTCCAACAGCCGCCTGTTGGTTCCCGTCGCCAACTTGCATGTCAGCAATTGACGCGAATCTTTGTCCCGCTTGAACTACAATTCCCATCAACTGTAATAATGTTTGTGAAGGTTCTTTGTAAGGTAAGAATACAAAAGCATCTTTTAAGTTTCCACCTGGAGTATCAACATCTTTGAATTCTCCTGGTTGAATTGCAGTGGCATCGTCTTGTACTCTGACACCTCTTTGTTTAAATCCTGCTGGTAAGTTTGATAATGTACCTGCATCTAATAACTGACGGAGAGCCGCAGTTGCAGTACGACTCAAACCGCCAATCATATGAATTAATCCTAAACCATAAAAACCTAGTCCTGGCAGAAATTTGAAATGGACAAAGTAATTAATTTTAAGTTTTTTTGGATCATCAACTGCAAAGTTTCGTCTAATAGACAAAACTTTTCTACTACCTTCTTCGATTGTAACGACGTAAGGTAATTTTATTCCTGTTGGTTCTCCATCTTTACCAACGTCTTCAAAACCTTCTAAATCTAAATTAACGTGACACTCTAGTAAAGTATATAAGGCATCAATTCTGCTGCTTTTTGAAATACCTTCTACTTGTCTTTCTTTTTCATCTAACTCATTAGTAACTGTTCCAGTTGGTTTTGTAAGTTCGATATCAGAATAGAATCCAGCAACTTGCTGTTTTCTTAAATCGTTCTCAGATATTTTTAAAACATGAATAACTGCTTCTGCATCTTCTAGAGAGGTTGCAGTGTAAGGCACTACTAAATCGTCTGCTGGAATAAATTTAGAAACGGCTCTACCCAATAAATCATCGTAATAAACTTTTTTAAATGTTGAACCCGATAATGGAAGATAGAATAACATCTGATCAAACTCAGGTTCGTATTCTTTCATCTGATCCATCAATTGATAGTTCATAAAATTCTTAACTCTTTGTGCTTGCATTTCTTTTTGAGGATTAACTGCGCCCATGACCATGGTTCTAACTGGACCATCTGAGGGTAATAATTCTTTGTAAGCTAAAGATTGAAATTGAGTTACAGCTTCTGCAAGTACCGGGTGAGTTGCACCACTTGCTCCTTGAAAAGGTTCAGTTCTGTTTGTATATTTAAATCCTAATAAATCAAGACCAGTGATGTAGGCTCTTTCCCAATCTGCTCTTGATGTTTTGTATTCTTGGTAATCAGATTGTAATTGACTTCCAATTTCATCGGTAATGTCTTCAGGTAAAAGATCTGAAAGGTTAGCATCGTGATTGCCGCCTTCTTCAATATTTACTTGACTAGGGTCAAAGTCGATAGTTGCGCCACCATCTTCTTCATCTGTGATTTCAACAGGACCTCGTCCGGTTTCTTCAACCTCTTCAATTTCAATATCTTTTGTAATTTCGTCTTCCGGTCTTGCAACATTGGGAAGAGACTTATCTATATCTGCCATATTTTTTATCCTGTATTGGTTTATCTTGTTTCTTGTCTTTAATCAAGCCTTGTGGATTTGGTCCACTAACCGGCGGGATCTCGTCGAACTTAACATGTTTCATGTTTTTTACAAGCGTTGGATTATATTCTTTAATTTTCATTATTTAGTACTGTTCTTAAAATTCATATCTAGTAATTCTTCTACAAACTCATCGTAATAATTACCATAATCATCTGTAATAGATGAATGATAGGCAAGCTTTTCTTTATCTGTCATTTTGGCAACTTTCTTTGAAAATTTATCGTAATTATTTTTTCCATATGTTTCATCTTTGTTTTTAAATTTATTTAATAGGTCGTCAACACCTTGACCTCCCATATCATCGTAGTGTTCAAGTTTTACGTTATGTCCTTTTTTTTGTAATTCTTCCATTATATAAGCTGCTTCCTCAGTAGGAATATCTTCATAATCATCGGTAAATTTACCATCCTTACCTTTAACTTTATTACGTACTACTTTGTCTCCAAATTTAGTTCGACTATTTTTCATAATAACCGCCAAAGATTTTTTAACTGCATCGGTTAAACCACTTACATCAATACTTGAACTCTGACGGCCTACTGCCATCAAACCATTCTCTGTCATTTCGTCAGCATCATCAATAAGAGTTTTTAGTGTAAGAACTGCATCTGGAGTTGATTTTGTTTTAGCAGCTTTAATTCCTCCAAGTCCAATTGATTGTAAAGCAACCATTACGCCTCCTGAAGCAACTAATTTATTAAAATCTCTTCTACCTTCTCCTCTAGCAGTTAAAGTTTCATCAACTAATTTCTCTAAAGTCTTATTCTCTTTTACTTTACCCATTGACTGACTTAATTTTTTTAATGAATCTCCTCCTTTAAATAATTTTTTCCCAGCAGAAAGTATTCCCCCTGCATTAGCAAACTCTCCTCCTGATTCTAAAAGGTCTCCAATAGTTCTTGCTTCCGGTGTTAAATTTTTTCCAGTATTTTCTGCTAAAGAAGCTAACCCTAGTTTTTCCGCTAATCCACCAACGTCCAAACTATCGCCAAACTTTTTAAACATTTCACCTCCAACAAATTTTGCTCCTACTCCTGGTAATCCCGGTACTTTGTCTCCTGCTTTAAATAAAGGTTTTTGAATCATATCGGAAGCTAACTCGGTTGCTGCGAAAGGAAGTTTACCTACAAATTCAGCTACATTAGTTACCCCTTTTAAAGGCTTAGCAAGATAGTGAGGTACGTTTTTATAATTTACCATTCCACCTATTTTATCTACGACACCTGCTTCTTGGTAATTGGTCCGTGGTTCCTGGTCCATGGAGCTTGGACCTTCGCCCAATAATCCTGCTACACCGCCGCTTGCAAATTTTCGCATAGAAGGAGGATAGTTTTGAGGATTATATTTTATATCTAATTCTTTTTCTCTTTTGTCATAATAGGTATCTTGAGCACCTTGATCTTTTAGTTCTTCAAACTGATATTTTTTCTCTCCAATAGACTTTTTATCTCTAATTTTTTTCTTCAACTCTTCTATAAACATTTGTCTTGTTTTAGGATCCAGGGTTTTTATTCCAGCAGGGGAAATAACTTGTTCTAACAAAAACTCTTCCCTAGGTTTTGCTTTAGGTAAGACCATATTGCCTTCGTTGTAAGGAACTCTAACTGTGTCGTTATCTTGACCTAATAAATAATTTAATCCTTTAGAAGTTGTAGCTTGACCATTGGGAGCAAGTTGCATGTTTCGTGCCATCAAGGCCTCTGCACCATGACCAATTTCTGACAGATCTTCACCCACCATATTTGTTATTCCACCGCCGTAATATCCTGCACGGCCACCATCAGAAAAATCTTCTGGATCAAATACTTCCATAATGTAATTTTCATCTGCTGCAGCTTTTGCTTCTTCTGCTTTAACCGCTTTTTCATATCTCATGTTTGAAAGAGATTCTTTGTTTCCCCTTTGTAATCTTGCCAAAATCTGTTCTTCTGTTTCTTTTACTACACTAGGTTTAGGTATCTCTGGAAGATCAATTTTTCCAATATTTTCACCTCCTATAATAGGTTTAGTTGGATCCATTTTTTTACCTTTTAAATTAAAAACTTGTGCTGATTTTTTAGGATTAAAAAATGTAGACTCACCCATTAAAGTTTTAAATTGCCTATCAATGTTCTCATTATTTATTTCCGCAATTTTACTATGGAAAACTTTTATGTCGTTTTCAGTTTTAAGTATGTCGTCCGGGACTCCTGCTTTTTGAAAATCATCGTATAAACTTTGAGCCATTTTTTGAACTCTTTGATTATTAGGAATTGTCATAATTCCTTCTTCTGAAATACTTGGGCGCACTTTGTTAGTAAGCAAACGTTTAGCGTATTTGTTAAATAGAGTAATTATTTCTATACTGGCATCAATTAGTTTCATAGTTAATAATATTCTCTTTTTCTAGGCGTTGTTTTTTCTATCTCATAATCTTCCGGATGAATTAAAAATCCACCTTGACGAAAGCGCATGACAGCCATAGTCATAGAATCTACTAAGTCATCATGATCCCCGTGAGGAAAAGATGCACATTCTTCTATAACCTCTTCTGCAAATCTCATGGTAGGAGCCCAAATCAAACCTGATTCAAAAAGAGGAGCGCATGTGTTAACTCTGACATGTTTATCATTTCCTCTTGATGGTGTAAAGCCCATAACTGGTATATTCATTTGTCTTAGTTCTTGAGTCAAAGGTGCTCCAGAAGCTTTCTGCTCGATGATTACCATGTCTGGATTCCAATATTTATATTGCTCGAGTGCTACACGACGCAATTCTGGAAATTCAAAACGGTCTTTTACGCAATCAAGTAAAATTAAATGCTGTGGTCCATCAGTTTCAGGTGTAAATACTCCCCAAGTAGTGATTGCACTGTAATCAGCTGTTTCTTTTTTTAAAAATGCAGTATCATAAGCTTGAATAACATAACTAACAGGTGGGAGCTCTTCTTCTTCCCATCTATTCCACCATTCACGTTTTATAATAGCTCCTTCTTCAGAAGTTGGCTCTTGCATCCATTGTGCGTTCCATTTTCCAACAGGTAAAGTTGCTTTTACTTTTTCTAACTCATCTAATTTCCAATATTGAGGCCAAACAGGTTTTTTCTCTTCTCCGTCTCCAATAATTGCTGGAAAAGAGACCACGTGCCATTGATCGGTTTTAGCTTCTTTTTGATTTGCAAGTAAAATACCTGTTAGATCTTTTTTAGACCATCTAGTCATAACTAATACAATTTGTCCGCCGGGTTGAAGTCTTTGACGTGGACCTGATGTGTACCATTCATAAGCATTGTCAAACGCAGTCGCCGACATTGCGTCTTGCTCAGAGTGTGGATCATCAATAATTAATAAATCAGCACCCCGTCCGGTGATTGCACCGCCGACACCCGCTGCAAAATACTCGCCGCCTTGTGCTGTTTCCCACCTTCCGGCAGCTTGGGAGTCTTCTCTCAATCTTGTATCAAATATTTTTGCATATTCTTCACTATCAATCAAGGTCTTTGCCTTACGACCAAATCTTACTGCAAGTTCTCCTGTGTGGGTTGCTTGAATGATCTTGAGTTTTGGATTACGGCCCACCATCCAGGCAGGAAGTAGGTAAGATGCAAATTCAGATTTCGTGTGCCTAGGAGGCATGTTCACTATTAACCTATTAATTTTCTTATTAGCTAAATCATTAAATTTTTCAGCGATGTGTCTGTGATGTGCGCCTTCGATAAACTCAGGCCAAACGCACTTAACAAACGACATAAAGTCCTCTTGTGCTTTTCCTTTTATCTGGCTTTCCGCATGCATAACACGCAGTTGTAAAAATTCTTTTCTAACGTCCGACGGTAATTTACTTATATCTATATTATCTAAATCCATAAAAAATTTTTATAATTTTTTTGCACCTTTTTAAGAGTGGAGAAGTATTATAGCCTCCTTAACTGTCTAAAACAAGCTATATAACCTAAAGTAGTGGGACCCCTTTTATATAAAGGGAAGTCGATTATTAAGCGGGCGCAAATATTGGGATTGGGTCTGGTACCTCTATTGATTATATATTTATGTGTGTAGTGTGTGACACAACTTATAGTTGTGTGTGAGTGTGGTCCTACAGGACCACACAGTTAGTGTTCGGTTAGTCTAGTAGTACCATGAATGCACTTGCATTCAGTCTACTGAACTTAGACAATTTCTTTTGCATTGCAGAGTAATCCTCATCGAACTCAGCTTGCTTGATCTCAATGTATAACTTGTGTTCTGTTGGTGTTAACATCGTTGACTGGTTAGAGTAAGGGTTAGTTGCTTTGATCATTCTGTCGAGGTCCATGTTATTCGTCCTCCCCTGTTTCTTCCTCGTCTTGGTGTTCATCTAAATAGTTTTCAAATGCGTCTTGTAAGTAATCATCGTAGTCCATGTGTTCTCCTGTATTTGTTAATATATCTAATCCTACACTATCCCTCAGCCATTGTCAACCCTTGATATCTCTACCCTTGTATGAGGATTATTAAAGTAATCAGTTGATTGAATCTTCTCTACATTGACTGGTGTTTCAAGAGCCTCGGTCCTTGGTGCGATGGCTATGATCTCTTGTATATGTTTATTAGCAAAGCTATTGTAACAACCATTACTACAGAAGTAAGAGAACATACTTAATCGCTCTCCACTATTCCACGCATGTTGCGCAACCTTACGAGTTCTTAGGACCTTGCTACCTTTGACACCACGCAATCTATCTTGCGTGTCACTGGTATGGCACGTTGGTCCATGGCACCAAACAAAGCTACTCATGATTTGTCCTCGGTCATTTGAAACCTAGCCAAGATTTTGGCATGGCTCTCAATTGATTTCTCCAAAACTTTCACTCTATCCTCTAAGTAAGTTAGTTTCTGTCGTTCATATCGTTCAACTTTGTTTTTTTCTATCACTTCAAAGTGTTCATCATTTAATTGTGTCATTTTTTATCTCCCCATAATCTTAGCCCTATTAGAATAACTATCATTCCAAAGAATGATAGTTCGTATATTAATTGTTCTGTCATTAAAACCTCACAGTCCAACTGCCTTTGGCAGTTCTATATCCATTTGCGTCCATATCAAAGTATGTCATCATTTGGTTGCCGACTTTAGATGTGAAGTATTTGCATTGGTCAGTCCATGTTGCATTTCTTGTAATTAACTTACCATGCTTAACTGCAAAGTATGTGATCTTGAATTGTGTGTTTGGTATCATGTTTTTTCTCCTGTATGTTTGTTTCTGTATTCCCTATCCTACACTAGATAGGATAGGGTTGTCAACTGTTTAATTTACTGTCTGTTGCTGTTGCATTCTAGCAAAAGCAATCTTCTCCTCTCTCGTTTGTTCTACCTTATCAGTTAATAAGTCAGCTAAATTCTCTGGACTATAAACTGATAAACCCATTGATGAA